TTCAGACTTATTTGGCGGTTCAGGATCTACACTAATTGCTTGCGAAAAAACAAACCGCTATTGTCGCATGATGGAATTAGACCCTAAATACTGCGATGTAATAATTAAGCGGTGGCAAGACTTTACAGGGCAAGAAGCCGTAATCGAAACTACAGGCGATAAGTTTAACGATATGTATATCAATGGTCGCAAGGCAGATTTTGCTGATGCTAACTTAGGCGAACTAAAGGCTGTTAAATGAAGAATGGCAAACAAGGCGAAGGGGGTGGCAGACCACCAGTAGTTCTCACTGATAAGCAGATGATTGAGCTACAGGCACTTTCTGCTGTCCTGAATAAAAGCCAAGTAGCTGATTACTTTGGTATTACTGAAAAGACCCTAAGAGAAATAGAGAAAAGACAGCCAGAAGTAAATACCGCATATAAAAAGGGTAAAGTGAAACAGATAGCCAGTATGGGTAGCAACCTTGTTCAATTAGCTAAAGCAGGTAATGTTGCGGCTAATATCTTTTACTTAAAAACTCAGGGCGGTTGGAAAGAAGAGCAATCAGAGCCTTTAGAGATTCCACCATTAAACATCGTGTTAAGCAATGCTACTGACAACTCCGCAGACTGAGATATTTACATCATCTGCTCGGTTCAGAACTGTTGTCGCAGGTCGCAGGTTTGGTAAGACGTTTTTGTCTACTATCGAGATACTAAGGGCGGCTATTGGCGGTAAGAATAGAAATGTGTGGTATATCGCGCCCACTTATTCGTCGGCAAAGGAAATTGCGTGGAATATGCTTATACAGACTATTCCAGAAGAATACATATACAAAACTAATGAGACAGCGTTAACGATTAAGCTAATTAACGGATCTGCTATTGCTTTAAAGGGTGCAGAGAAGCCTAACAACTTGCGAGGCAGGGCGTTAGACTTTGTTGTATTAGATGAGTTTGCCGATATGCGGCCTGAGGCATGGAATGAGGTTTTAAGACCGTCTTTATCTGATAGGCATACTGAGGAAAGCCCGACTAGAGCATTGTTCATCGGTACACCTAAAGGCAGAAACCATTTTTACGATATATGGGCTGATGCGCTGACAGGTAAGGATAATTGGGAAAGTTTCCAGTATACGACTATTGATGGTGGTAACGTGCCGCCAGACGAAATAGAGCAAGCTAAAAACGACTTAGACATTAGAACTTTTAACCAAGAATACTGCGCTGAATTTGTTACTTACAGCGGTTTGATATATTATGCCTTTAGTAGGGAACTATCCGTTGTCAATGTAGACGATAATGGTGGTACACTACACATTGGTATGGACTTTAACATTGATCCTATGAGTGCTGTTGTATGCTTACGGCATGGGCAAGACTTACAGGTTATTGATGAACTAGTTCTATATGGATCAAATACAGATGAGGTTGTTGCTGAGATAAAGGATCGTTATCCTAATCGCAGTATAATTATCTACCCTGATCCAGCATCAAGACAGCGCAAGACGAGTGCTGGTGGTCGGACTGATTTGTCGATCTTACAAAACGCAGGGTTTAGCGTTAAGGCGAAGAAGGCTCACCCATTGGTCAGGGATAGAATCAATGCGGTTAATAGTCGTTTGCTATCAGGTGATGGCGAGCGACATTTGTTTGTTAGCCCTAAGTGCAAGCAAACCATTAAGAGTTTAGAGAGACAGACTTACAAAGAGGGTACGAGTATTCCTAACAAAGATGGCTTCGATCATATGAATGATGCGTTAGGCTATCTGGTTGAATACCTGTTCCCAATAAGAACCGAATATAATACACCGCAACCGACTAGGTGGACTTGATGAGAGATATTGAATATACACACCCCGACTATGATGCTTATAAAGCCAGATGGGAGTTCTATCTGCGAAGCTATATGGGGGGCGATGATTATAAAGGTGGTAGCTATCTAACAAGCTATGTATCTGAGGGCAAGGAAGAATACGCAAGACGTATAGACCTAACCCCAATGGACAATCACTGTAAGAACATTGTTCACATCTATTCCAGTTTTCTATGGCGTGTACCGCCAACAAGAGCCTTTAACAGCCTTTCTAACAACGCCGCATTAGAACCATTCATAAAAGATGCTGACCTAGATGGTCGTAGCTTTGATGCGTTTATGAGACAGGCGCAGGTTTGGGCTAGTGTATATGGTCACGTATGGTTGATGATTGATAAGCCTCAGTCTAATGCCAGTACAAGAGCGGAAGAACTAGAGCAAGAGATTCGCCCTTACATGACGCTGATAACCCCAGAGAACGTATTTGACTGGAAGCATGAGCGCACCCCCAGTGGTAGATTTAAGCTGACATATCTAAAGGTTAGAGAATCTATTGACCGCGTCACAGATACAGAGACACAGATATATTGGCGTGTATGGCGTGAAGATACTATTGAGCAATGGCGTACTGTTAACGATACTGATGAACTACTAGAGACTATTGATAACGCACTAGGCAAGATACCTGCTGTATTCCTACCTGCTAATCGCTCTGTATTGAGAGGCATTGGTATATCAGATATATCAGATGTATCACATATGCAACGTGCTATCTATCAAGAACTATCAGAAGTAGAACAGTTAATTAGAATCAGTAACCACCCGACACTGGTTAAGACTTACGAGACAGATGCTAGTGCAGGAGCAGGAGCAGTTATTAACCTACCTGATGATATGGATGGCGCATTAAAGCCTTACCAGATGCAACCTAGTGGGGCTAACCTTGATGCTGTAAGAGCATCTATTGTGGATAAGGTAGAAGCTATAAACCGTATGTCACACATGGGTGCTGTACGAGGCACAGAAGCTATGACCCAATCAGGCGTAGCTATGCAGACAGAGTTCCAGATGCTTAACGCCAAGCTATCTGAGAAAGCTGATTTATTGGAGTTAGCAGAAGAACAAATCTTTGACCTGTTCTGCCAGTGGCAACAAGTAACGAATGACGTAGAGATATTCTACCCTGATGCGTTTGACCTACGTGATTACGACAAAGAGTTATTGTTCCTACAACAGATGAGAGCTACAGGCGTACAGTCAGAAACCTTATCGCAGGAAATAGATAAGAAGATTGCTGACTTATTACTTGATGATGAACACTTAGTTAAAGCCCACACAGAGATTGAGTCTGGCGCACAGCGCATTGGCAACTTTGCAGATGAGATAACTAATGGCGGCTGATACTGACCACTACAACATTGTTGAGCGGTTAGCTGAAAGGCATGAAGAAAGAATAGCCTCTGCACTTGTTAAGCTAGAAGATAGAGTTGCAGACTTAATGGCTACAGCACCGTTACGCGATGGTCAGTTGTTTGATTTAGAGTGGGCGTTAAACGCTAGAACAGAATTACGTCAGGCTATAACAGAAGAATACCTGACTGAGGTAGATAGCATAATCAGGGACTACAACAGTGTAGCTGATGATGCAGTAGCAATGCTTGGAACATATGGCGATATTGCTGAACTTGATCGCGATGTTATTAGCCAACTACAGAGAATGTCTTTTCAAGGCTTAGAAGATTTAGGCACAGAGTATTTAGATGTGCTGGCAAAGCAAGTTTATGAAAGTACGCTAACTGGTACAACCTTTGCCGCTAGTGTTACAGCAGTTAAGGCTACTGTTGGTGATGGCATGAGTAGATATGTTAAACAGCAAGTGCATGATTCGCTGACACAGTTTGACAGGACTATTAACGCTAAAGTTGCATTAGATTCTGGTGCTGAGAAGTTTGCCTATCGCGGCCCTGATGATGAAGTGACAAGAGACTTTTGTGATAAGCACGTTAATAAGACTTACACAATCGATGAGATAAAAGAAATATGGCAAGGCGAATGGGCAGGTAAAAGCAGTTCTAATGCCTTTGCTACAGCAGGTGGCTATAATTGCCGCCATAGATTCAGACCAGTATTTGACTAAGAGGTGTATTATGCCAAGCGGAAAAGGTACATATGGATCAAAGGTCGGTAGACCTAAGAAAAAGAAACGCAAGACAAAGAAATAACTTGTGTTAAACTATTAATTCACCAACTACTCCTTGTGAGGTTCGTAA